TAAATAAAGAATTGATTGATAACCACACTTTTAATTCTGTTACTATTATAGAAAACTCACAAGAAGTAATAGATATGGTTTGGCCTTATTGTGCTAAGGATAGTAGATTTACTTTAATTAAAGAAGACATAGAAACTTGGAATATACCCACAGGTTCACATTGGGATATTGGTTGGTTTGATTCTTGGATAGGGGATAACCCTTTATCATACGATGGCTATAAAGCGGCCATGATGCACAAGTATGGAAGTTACTGCGACAGTATAGGGTTTTGGTATGACATTGATTGAGTATTTAGCGTACTTCTTGCTTAGTTTCGCTATTGGTTATTTAACCGTTAGTGCATTATTCGTTCAAGATAAACCATCAGGTTTTATTATTTTAAATTCAAACGACGAATAACTTTCGCCTATCCAGAAAATTTTTTTGCTTTTTTAGAAAATTTTTGAAAAAAAGACCAAAAAAAAATTAGAAGGAGAGTAGCCTAAACTACTCTCCCTCTATTTTCGTGTTTGCTGACCAAATACCATTACAAGAACGACATTCCCAAAGTTTCACTTGTTCACTTGAACCTACATAGAATCCTAAGATTCTCTTTGCTAGTGTTTTATCCTTACAATAAGGACACTTCTGTTTCAAACTCATTTCTTCTCTTCTGTTTGACCCATTAGCCTCTTGATGTAATCATCAACACTTTGTTCTGTTATGTTCGTGCCACCGAAAGCGGCAAAGAACAATAGTGTTAAGACTATCAAGAAGACAAATAAGCCGAACCATTCTGCTGTGGACATTACCAATCTACCTCCAAATCTACAAATTCTTCTTTCTCTATTGAGAATGCTTTAACAATCCCATGTTCTTTTCCATATTGCCAAAGGTCATAAACTAATTGGGTGTCTTTCATACAGTATTCTACTACCTCGTCATATTGACCCATCTTCCATAACTTAGGTGCGTCGGCACTATCCATAAGTTTGAAATCATCCATAGTGCATTTTACAAGATTCTTAAGTTGGAATCTTTCACCATGTTCTTTAAGCAATGCTTTACTAGTATCAATATAACTTTCTTCATTTAGATATTTATGAATACAATATATATCCATAGAATCTCTAAGTATAGGTAGGTCGAATACTGCTATGTTATGACCTAAGACTTTACCACCTTTAGATAGGTGGTCGTCTAAATCATATTTTAGTTCACTCAATCCTTTAACAACATGGCCGGACTTAGCAAATGAATCTACAGGTTCATCTACATACACTGTTCCTGTATTTCCATCCCAAGTAGCAACGGTAGAAACTTGAAACATATGGGTATTACCAAAGCCGCCTATCTCATGCGACATATTTTTTGTTTCAATATCTAACGCTAATACTGACATGCTTAATCACTAGACCAAAGTTTGCTAATCTTCTCACTTTCTTCATCTACTGTTGGTTCGTCTGCGCCAATTCTTCTTTTCAAGAAAGCGACAATATTAGTTCCTGCTATACTTAGCATGGAACAACATTCCCAACCTTCATCACCATAAGTATCTAATGTTTCTATTATTACTTTTGGCCCTTTTGTCACATCAAACACAACATATGTATTTTCGTATTTCATTTCTTTTCCTCCTTCAATTTCAAGTAAACAGAACGACCCACTTTGTTTTCCTCAAACATATTTTTAGTTTTATACTTACCAAATAAACGATGTATGGTTGCTCTTGCCATAGATTTTTGTAATTCATCTATTACAGATTTCTTACTAAAGAAGCCATTTTCGTCTTTCTTTGATTCTCTAATTTTCTCTAAGAACAATTGTTCGTTTGGTGATTGAGTTTGTGTTCCGACCCTCCTGCTAACCTTAAGGCTTCGTTCTAACCACAAGACCAATGTATTATAACATTGTCGCACTACATTTCCTGCTTGCCTAACATTTCTACCACTAACTGTAAAGCGTCTGCTAGGGTTCTTTTTTATGTTCTTTGCTTCTGCAATAGAACAAAGAACTGCCATCTTAATTAGAATCTTGAGTAATCTAGTTGTAAAGTTGGATGCGATTTTCCTAACTACAGGCTCGGTATCTTGAATAAACTCCTGCATAGTTTCGTATTCTAGCATTAGATTCTCGTTGAAGTCTTTAGTAAACTTCATGGTCTTTAATGGGTCTTTACCAACTTGGTTGAACCTTTCTTGGACTAATTTATAAATCTCATAGAATTCATCAGCAAACTCGTCAATAGGTTGGTTGATTTCTTCTAACTGACCGGCTTTGAGTATTTGCATTCTTCTCATTTTGTCTAATACTGCTTCGGGAACATCCCAAATAAATAGAATCATTCTTTGTAATACACCCTTGTTAGCAACAACCTTGACTAGTTTTTCCGGTGGATATGTCATGGCTAGAATAGAACGCTCACAATAACATTCCATCATTTCTCCACGCTTTAGTTTCTTACTAATAATCCACGATTCACCTGCTAATGTATTCATTAGAGTATTTAGATAGACAATTGCTTGTTCTTTGTTTTGACTTTGTTTGAAGATACCGGAGTATTCAAACTCATCCCAATGGGCTATACCGCTACCTTCTAACAAACCGGCTTCTCTAACCCAAGTTAGTTCTCTTTTGGTTTTAGTATATGCCTCATTATAACCTTCTTGACCGTGACGAATCTCTCTTCCATTTTCGTCTTGTTTGATTAGTTGTCCTGCATTGTCTTTGACGGGAACATCTGCAAATATCTCTTCATAGCCACCTATCAATGCGGCATCAGTATATTCAGTCGTAGACATGACATCGAACTTCTTAGTTCCGTATTCTTCCTGTCCATCCTCATCAGTAGATATAGGAACATTGTAATTCATCACATGGATATTATTTTCGGGGTCATTTATCTTTTCAAATAATCTTTTTGAAACTGGCCCAACAAAATCCCATAGTGTTGATTTACCCGAACCGGAAGTTTGTATTTGACAGAAATGTACTCTACTATCTTCTATGCTTCTACCATTAGGTATTCTTACAAAATCTTTACAAATTTGCCCCAATATTACAAAACAACTTAGTGCCGCAGGTATGTCATTCTTGAAAGAAACTTTCACAGCGTCTTCTTGGAAACGCTTAATGAAACTTGGTAGATTGCTATTGAAAATCTTAGTATTTTCTTCAATCTTAAACAGGTATTCTTCTTGTTCTTCGCTCAGTTCAAACTCTTCATAGTTTAGTGCGTCTTCGTTTATGCTTTCATCTTCATTTAAATTTTTATCTTTATTCATATTTTCACCTTTTCTTCGGAATGCAAAACATTCAAGATTCTTCGGGCTAGGGTTTTTCCTATACCATCCATCTCTTGAAGTTCTTTTTCTGTTTGTTCGCCTATTTCCATAATCGAACCATATTGCTTTATCAGCGCATTCGCTTTTTCTACTGATAAGCCCTTTATAGTTATGAGGGTGTCTATCCTCAAATCGTCTGTTGATATTCTTTTGAATATCTCCGGTTTGATAACTTCCCGCTTGATGGGTTTCATCTTACATATGGAAGCAATTATCAAAGCCGCTTCTTGTTCACTAGATACCCAAAATGCCTTAGCATCAGTATCTAATGTTATTCTACCAATTGCACCTAGAAACTTACTTCTAAGTTTATTAGACCAATTAGCGTGTTGTGCATTAGTAAATGTTTTATCTGTCCTAATGTATTTTTTGTATTGAGTAACTCCTTCATCAATACTACCATAGATAATAACTACATTGGTTTGGTAGTGTCTATCCATGTTATCTAATTGAGTCCACAATCTTTTATTCATTACTGATGCTAAAAAATCATGTGCTGACTTGGCTTCAAAACATACATCATCGTAAACATAATCTCCTATCTCTATCCACTTCTTTTTATAAGGCACTTTCATTTTTAGTGCTTCGCTCTCCACTAACTCTACTAGTTTAGAGCCTTTCTTTTCTCTACTATCTATTACTAACATTATGCTTCCTCCGCATGTTCGGGGTATCTCCAACATTTACCAACACAATAACCATTAGGAATCAACACAGTCTTACAATGTGGACTACTATAATTACCATGCACAGTAAATCTTGCATGTTTCCTAGTTTCTCTTTCATCCCAATCTAACCATATTTCTTCATTAGTTTCTACTAAGTGTCTTATCTCATCTACAATGGCATCAAGTATTTTGTTCTTGTCTTCGGTACTTTCTACATTATTACAACCGGATAGTAAATCCCTATACCATGAAACTAGATATGCTCTAGCCATATGAGAAGGATTCTCGGTCATAATAGCATTATGTAAACAAGGCAACATAGGTAGTCTACCTGTTGTTTTAGGAACACTTATCTCACCACTTACTTGTTGCATAGGTGGTGCTTCGGGAAATACAGCCAAGTTTTTGCCACTTATTCTAAATGGTATTTTTCTAGGTTTCTTTGCCAACTCAAGTATTTCATGAACTTGTTTATCTAAGTCAGTCCTAAGTAATGGTATGCAAAAGTATGGATTACCATTCTCATCCCTAGAACTCATGTTTACTGTATTAGGTATTCTTCTAAGTCTAGTTGCTTGACCAACCCTATCATCAAGGGTTATATCACTACCAACTCTATTTACCAAGTATGTTTTAATTTCTCTAAAGAAAACTTGTATGTTTCTAATTGTGTCTGTAACCTCACCAAAAACAAACAAGTGAAAACCTCTACCGGAAAAGAAAAGGGTGTATTGATAATCATTATCAATAACATAAGTCATAACAATAATGACATCTCTCCATGCTTTCTCGATACTTTCACCATGAGCATCAAAATCAAGAAAGATTCTATCAAGTATAACTGATGAATCTATCTTGGCTTTTTCTGCAAATTCGGCAAAATCATAAACACTAGTGTAAACATTAGTCCTATTATTTTGAGCCTTTACATAACTTAAGTATTCTTCTTTACTTCTTACTATTCTTCTCGGTAGCGGAGGAGCGTTCTTCATTTGACTCCCCGACCACACTTCTCTCGGAAACTTCATTTTTATTACCACCAAAATTAACTGTTGCGTTATTTAACATATTTCTTACTGTATTTGCTACTTCTGCTCTAAGAGAAATCATTACAGTTTCTCTCATCACATCTTCAAAGACATGACCAACAAAGGTTTCTTTGATTCTAATTTCCCTAATTAAATCAAATCTTTCTGTTAGTTTCATCTCTCCATAAATATCACTAGCGAGATTTTCTATTGTTTCTTTTAGATTAGATATTTCATTAAATGTCCAATCTTTCGCTAATACTTTTTGTTTTATTATTTCATTCATTCATTCACCTTCTTAAAAACTATAATGTAAGGAGCATAGTTTTTGTTAAGCATAATAGTATGCTCGCATTCCTTACCTTCTATTCTTTGGGTTTTAACCCACTCACTAACTTCATTGAATAAGGGCGTAGTCTTTGTTACATCCCTAGCATTCAAATCTATTCTAGCATATCTTTGTCCGTTAGGAGACTTAGCAAACTTTACTTCTATATCTCCATTATTAAATTTATAATTCATACTATCACACCCACGAATCCTCTTCAGCCGCATCACACAAACTAAAGTAACTACAATGAGAGCAGGTCTTAAAGAAGAACTTGGTTGGAAATGATTTCTGTTCATAGGCATGAATCAACTTAGCAATATTCTTCATTACTGATGTCATTGTCCTATTCTTTACCTCTTCTGCAAATACATAGTTAGAGGCAGGATAATACCAACCCCAATGTGTTACAGGAACATTAGGCTGTAGGCCGTTCTTAATCAGCACTTCATCTTCTGCATTTTCAATAAGTAGTTGATAGAAAGCCATTTCCTTTCTCATGCTTGTTGCCTTGTAGTCTTTCCATCCCCCTGTTTTGTATTCAAAGGGAACATAGCCACCGTTTTCCATAAAGATTCTATCTATGATACCTTGAATGTGTATCTTGTAATCTCTAGTCAATGGAAACTTAGGGTTAGTATTAGCAGGTATTGTTATTTCTGCATCAAACTTACCTTCGTTACATACAGGCAAATACTCATCTACCTTATCTTCGGCCTTAGCCTCTAAGAAGCGTTCTGCTTCAAAAGCGGCTACAGTCATAGATATGTCGAAGTATTCGTCAATAGGTGTTAGACTTGCACAATAATCATGTAACTCATCTGCTGACATATGTTCTGCTTTCTTGATGTCAAAGTCATCAAAGAAGTTTTCTCTATGGACATGCAAAATTGTTCCCTTACGCATTGCTTCTGTTTGGTCTTGTGGTAATCGTTGAATATAACTAAAGTTATATTTCTTAGGACACCAATCAAAACTACCTAAAGAAGATTTACTAATCTTCAATATAGGTTCGCTAGGGTCATCATAATTTTCCGGCTTCCAATCATAAGTGTATTCACTCATGCTATTTATTATTGCATTATATTTTTCATCGTTATTCAAAACCATTCCTCCAATTTAGTTTGTATTTTACCCGTTTTAATGTTAGACAAATCCCAATTCATAGCCTTATAAATTGGTTCTGCTTTCTTTATTACTTGGTTAGCATAATGTTGATAATCGGGTTTATACTTATCAAAATCAACATAGCGTGAACCTGAGACATACTCTACTGTCTTTACTTCCTTCGTAAGTGGGTTAGTATATGTTTCGTTAGACTTTACTTTTAGATACAGGTAAGAATCATCGAAGTTAATGCCATTTTGTTTGGCATGAACAACTCCTGCAATACCCGAACCTATCGAGGGTCTTCTACCTTCTAATGTAGTAAACTTAGAAGTATCTTCTCCACATTTTAAACACCACTTAATAGCAAGACATTCATGTAACTTGTGTTTCTTTCTACAACCACTACACTTTACAGTAAATCTATCTTCTCGAAGTCTGCTCCTTTTGATAATATCCTCGATAGGAATATTACCATTTAACACACTATTGTATTTATCATGTAGATATTTATTGATTTCAGTCATAGACTTTTCATTAACCCACATAGTCAATACATCTGTTTGAACTCCCTTAGCAAGTTTGGTTTCACTAACTCTCTTAGCAGTAAAACCTGTCATTACAAATTCCGGCTCGTCTAACCACTCACCGTCTTTCCATGTAATCATACCTGCATTTCTATTCTTAGTTGTGCCAACACCTAATGCTGAATAGTATTTCTCAAATTCTAATACAACGGGGTGTTGTTTCAATCCCATGACATTAGGGAAGTGTTCTCTTACACTAGACTCAATGTCTTTAATTGCTTCTTCTGCCTTTTCAACAGAATCTATTTGCACATAGATTGAATCTGTGTGTCCGTAAACTACCTTCATGTTAATCACTTATTTAGTCTTATTAAGTAAGAATGAAAATTGACATCGTAGCCGTTAGCCTTCTTGGTTAGGAACTCTTGTATCTCTACAACAGCCCGTCTAACTTTATTGGCATCTTCAATTTCTTGACTCATATCATCTAAGTCATTCTCTAATCCTTTAATCTTCATTTCTAATTTTTCTATTTTCTTTTTCATTTCTTCATTATTCATATTATCACCGTTACTATGGTTATGATGGTTATGATGTTCACGATATTTACCATCATCAATATCTTATTGCTTCTTGCTATCATGGCAAGTAAGTCTTCTAGGAGTTCATTGGTCTTGTCCATCATTGACAAATTTATCCACTCCTTGAGTTATCTCTATAATAGTCGCTTTACGCTTTAGATTCGTTAGCATTTCTATTATGTCATTAATATCTTTTTCAGTCTCTTTCCAAGTATCTTCTGTATCATACTCTATCTTTGCTATTACATATTTACTATATTTCATAATCATTCCTCACATAAACTCCGTCGCCTATTCTAGTTACTAGGTCTTCTCTTTTACATAGGTAATAACCAATACCTTGAGTATTACCAATATACATACTAGTGCCTCTTCTTTCTACAATATTATCCAATACATGATTTACTGTAAATTTATTAGGCATTTCTTCTAATGCTTCTAATATCCATCTTTTGAAAAACTTGTTCATCAAAACACCTCCTCATATTCACAAGAATCGCATTTGAGTTTAGCCCTTCTCTTGGTATGTTGTGCATAAGAATAATTTGACTTAGGCTTCAACTCTTCATACAGAATCTTTCCAACTCCACAATTAGGACATTTCATTATTGAAAACCTCCTCAAATGCTTTTATCTTATTCTTCATTCTTGTGTTAGAACTCTTATAGCCCTTAACTAATTTACTTAGTTCTTTTACTTCTTTTTGTGTCTTCTGTGCTTTACTCATAGAAGATATTACAATGTTCTTCAATTCGCTAATCTTTTCATCAAGGACTTTTTCAATAATAGGTTCTATGCCTTTTGTTAATTGATGCTGAATTTCAACTTCAATAGTGCTATGTAATACATCAATTGAGGTCTTTAGATTCTCAATCTCTTTATCCATACTTGCTATTGTTGCTATTGCATCAATTGTTTTATTAGACATAACTCTATACCTATTCTTTCCTTTCTTTCCCTTACAATCGGGGCATATTGTTTCTCTTGATTTTATAGAGAACTTTCTAAAAGTTTCTCTACAATCTCTACATACTGCTGTTGCACTCATTTTTATTCCTCATTTTTATTTCTTCTGCACATCTTTTACAATGAAACTTACCCTCAAATTGAGGATTATGTGCCAATGGTTTCATACATTTTATTCTATTCATTTTTTAGTCACCTCAAATAAAAACTTGCGTCTCTCTATTTTTCTATTGAAGCCACCTTTCACTATATTATCATAAGCCCAAAGGGGTTGAAGATTATCTAGCGACCAACATTCAGTAAAATCTTCTTCATCTAAAAACAGAAAAGAAGATACTGGTTTAATGTGGTCTATGTGCCAACTACCATAGTTTTCTAAAACCATACCTTCCGAAAACAAAGAAGAAAGATGAGTTTTTAATTCATTGCTACTATATGGCATGCCCTTTATCGGTCTGTCGGTTTTTGCTTTCATTGCTTTACTTAAAGCACTTTGATATTTCTTATTTCTTTTTTTTACAGTATTGATAGATGGCACTATCAACACATCCATATCTTCACCACACCCATTAGTATTGCACACCTTACCAAACATTGCACCAACTTCATAAAAAGAATCATCGTTAGTTCTTCTAAATTGGTCTTTACGACACTTAGCGCATATTATTTTTACTATGCTTTCATAGTCTCCCTTGTAGTCTTTTCTCTTAGTTAGATAGCCTATGCTATATGACTTTTTTCTACAATCGCATTGTAAATTTAATCGTTGTGTAAAGTCGGGTTTTACCTTTGCTAATTCCTTATGTGTCTTACAATAGAGGGTTGGGTATCTAATTAAAGTCATATTATCGTTGCTTTCAAATAAGAAAGTAAAATATTGATTTGGTATTAGATGCAAAGGGAAACCCTTGTATTTACCAAACTCCATCAAGTAGGTCAAACTTTCAACTCCGATATGTTCTTTATTGCTTTATCAAAAGAAGCCAATAAATCTCCATCTGCAAAATAAATGGTTGCTAGTACAGTGAACAATAAATCGTATTTAGGGTCGAATACCCACTTATTCTTAACAGTTTTATATTCAGAAAACTTTGGGTCTAATAGTTTATGCACTTCTTCTCCTAAAAGACTCTCCCAATTAGTTTTGGGGGATTTAACTAATTCACTCATTAATGCTAAAAACTTGTAAATATTCAAACTTCCAACTCCTTCGCCTTGAATGCGGCTAATCTAATTGCTTCTCTTGCACTTGCTGTAATGCTTGCGGCCAAATCAACATCTGCCCAACCAAATCCTTGATACGCTAGTACACCATAGAAAGAAGCCATCAATCTTTTGACAGCCATTTGATTGTTATGCCACTTAACATAATCAGTTTGATTTCTAGCACTCTTCATTCTTTTCTTGTAATCGTTTCTTAACTCTTTTAACTCAAGAACTGCTTTAGGTAATAATCCTAACTTATCAGTCTTAAAGTAAAACATTCTATCGCCTATCGGTTCGCTGAAATCTCTTGGAGTTAAGATATTAACTGCGAATGCCGTTGGTTCTTCAGTTTTAGTTTCCCAAGATATATTTCTAGCAACCATCATTGATGGATATAGACCGGCAAAATCAAATGCCGCTACATTAAGATGTAGTCCGTTAGTATCTTCACTAAGCGGGTCATAAATCATAGCCCCTTCGTACTCTTTTCTATCAGCACTCTTGATACCTGTTGGTGCTTTCCACCAAGCATTTCTCATAAAGTAAATACTACCCATATGTGAAGCATAGAAGCAAGCCTTGAAAGGTGCTTTTAGTAATCGTTGTAATGATACTATTGCTTCACTACAATAGTTAATTGCATCTATCTTAACTAATAGTTCTACATCTACTAGAGCATAATGTAAGTATGCTTCTGTGTCTTCTAACCATGCTCTACGATAGAACTCGTTAGGGTCATCAAACTTAGTATTCATTTCTTTACCTTCATTAAATAATAACTTAGAAACATAATCAAGACTTAGTGATGGTAATGTTCCTCGTTGCGAATCATTCCATTGTCTTTCAAATGCTAAGTCTAAATTAAGAGTTAATCTACCACCAATAGGCTGTTCAATTGGTGAATAGCCATCCTGTCTCTTGAAACTACAGCCATCCTTAAGTTGTTTAACTCCATCTATCTTATGATAAGGAGACATAACTAGAGGATTCAAACCTAAAGCACATGCTCTATCTAATAACTTAGGTAAGTCGAATTTTAGACCAAACCATGCAATTAACATATCGGGGTCTTTAACCATCATAGTTCCCATAAAATGTTCTATCATTTCTTTTTCAGAATTAAAAACCGACATATGAGAAACTTTCTTCGTAGACATCTTAAATCCATTATACGGGTCTTGGTTAGGAAACCATACCCATTGGTAGTAGTCCTCATCGTAATTATCATACACTACAATAGTAGTAATGCAACCATCATATTCTCCGCCTTGTTGCCACTCCATATCCCAATACCATTTACGCATATTATATTCGGGCATTTCATCAACTTCATCAACAGCGTATCTAAATGTATATGGCACATCAGCCTCGTATGTTTTACTAAAGTGCTGTCTAGCCTTATGAATATCAAAAGACTTCTGCACATATACACGCTTTAGTTTTATCCCATCTAAACTAGTCCAATCTCCCTCTTCATACTCAAACTCACCTCTAGCATATTTACTAACAGGATAGTGTGGTATGTTAGGTTCATCAACTGAAACATAGAAGTATGGCCTAAACGACACTTCTTCGCTTTTCTTAACTCCGTTTTCTCTCCAAGATTTATATATTACATTTCCATTTTTATTACTAATTATCATTTATATTCCTCAATTTGCTAAGTGTGGTGCTTTAATTATCAATTTGTTTTCCGACATAATTAACATCGGGAAATCATCTTTAACATAGAAGTTAATCATTTCATTGTCAAACAATACATGAACAGGGCTAGAGAAATCTAGCGTTGCTGATTCTCCAATGTTACCTTCTAACTCAATAGAAGTTTCAAATTTGTTTGTGTTGTTAGTAGCACTAGACATAGATAATTTATTTTTATCATGTTCATAGTTAAGGTGATATACACCACTACCAATTAACTCACATAGTTTCATAGTCTCACTAAATGTATTAGAGTCTAACTGAAACGCACCTTCAAACTTTGATTTGTTAAACTCAAATAGAGTTTCTAGGTCTTCTTCAAAGTGCGTGTCTAATACATACTGACCCATGCGATTAATAGCATCCATGTTTGGATGATTAACAACAATAGGCTGTGTAACTTTACTACTACCATTTGTCATAGTAATAATATCATTACTGCTTATCTCTACATCACCACTAAACTTCTTTAGATATTTTAGTAGTGTTTCTGTTTCTGCAACAAAGACACCATCTTCTTCACCATCAACTGTTAAATTAACTTTAACAATTAGTGAATTGATGGCATCAGCATTCCATAAACTCAATGTATTATTGTGTAGTCTAGCATAGAAATACTCTACCAAACTACCATTAGTAACACTAGCACCTTTCACATATTTTCCTTTCAATTGTATATCCGTCAAAGACTTGACAAACTCTTTTGCATCTACTGTAAATTTCATATTTCATCACCTTTTACTAACCAAGCACTAACTCCGAATATAGGATTAGCACCATAAACAACCCAACCAAACCAACATCGTTCATCTTTATTCGACTCATAAGTTTTTATTTCATTGTCCGACCAACGAGTTAAACATGGCCTGTAATATAATTTATCTCCGGTTTCTTCTTCTTCTAAGAAAGTTAATTCTCCTAGATTCTCATGTGCTGGTAGTTTCTCACTTAATTTCATATTGTTCCCTCTTTTAATTCTTTCAAACCATTCCATGTAATGTTAGGCGGTGTTCCTTGTCTTACTGTCCACTTAGAACCAACAAGTTTACCATTTGTTCTACTGCCTATTAATTCAGCAAAGAAATGTAGTTCGCCCTTAATCATTTTCTTAGAGCAGTAAATCTCTTGTTCAAGTTTACCTCCCCATTCCTTCCACATTGGTTGCATACCAACAGGCACATTATCCATGTATTTTTCAGTCTCATGTGTAATGAAGATTACATCACATTCTAAATTATAGATTGTCTCTAGTAAATAATAGAAAGCCTTGTTTCTATTACCATACTGAAACGGCATAATCTTAGTTACAACTCTAGGGTTAGGGTTTACCTTTAACATACAAGCATCTAACCATGTATCTACTCCATCAATAACAAAGATAGGCTTTTCACCATTTGTAATTGATTCTTTAGCGTGGTTGATAAATTGCAGTGACCTAGATTCACTTTCGTTAATATCAATAATATTATCTTTGGTCATAACAATTGGACAGAATACTTCTATTCTTTCAGTAGCATCATGGTGTTGATACCATGTAGATTCTACTCCTCTATCCCAATCAAGAACAAATATCTTTCTTTCGGGGAAGTCTAACGCTAATCCGGTTTTACCCGTCTTAGGTTCACCCCAAACACCTAATACCAATCTTGGTTGTCTATTCTCTCTTTTCTGCTTTAGCAGTTCTTTAAAATTTATTTTCTCTTTTCTAAAAGTCATATAATTCACCTATTTCTTCTTTATCTATTTTTATTTCTTTTCCTTTAATTTTGCCCCATGTATTGATTATGTCACATAACTCGTCACGGCTATCACAAACATATCTTGTGTCTTTACCGCCAATATGTAACTTGACCCAATAACTATCAGACATCTTTATATTCTTATTCCATGTTAAGAATTCTACTTCATCTAAATCAATGATGAAACTACCATTCTTTAACAAGAATCTATTTTCAATTAATCCTTTTCTTATCATTTTTATTCCTCATGAATAGGCTTTGCACCTAGTCGAGCATCAATTTTATTCCACAAGTTCACGCTTACACTTGCTTATGAAGAGGGGAACAACAACAAACCCCCCTTTGGAAATTAATCAAAACCAATCAAGGTCTTCATCCTCTACGCCTTCTTCTTCAGCGATAGGATTACCTACTGATTCTTCTACTAGTAAACCACTAGTATTGATTGTAATTGGTTCTGCTTCACCGTCAATAATTCGCTGTGAAGTTCTACCAACAACTACAACCTTAGAACCAATACCAAAATTGATATTGATATGTTCGGGAATCCAACAAGTTGTTGCTAAATCGCCACCGTCATCTTCTGTTAATTCCATGTCAGCCGCTTTATCTGTAATAGATATAATTCTGTTACCATTAGCAGTTGGAGTCATTCTTTGATTGACAACAGTTCCTTCAACTATAGCAAATCTATCCTTTGTCTGTTCCATCTGTAGTGTTTGATGTAGTCTATCTAAATCAACTAATGTTGTTCCGTTCTTAGTATAGTTAGCGAACAAACAAGAGGCAAAGTCGAAAGACGACATATCTCTATAGTCGCTGTTATCAGGGTTTACATCATCATTTCTAATTAAACTATCTTTAGTGGCAGTAGTCATCCCATAAATGTTTAAACCATCATCACTAGGAATAGCCTTGAAATGCACCCAATCAAAAGTTTTGGGGGCGAATTCTACACCACCTTGATTCTTGTAAGAGAAATAATAAGATTTCATTTCTCCACCATCAATACTACCATAGAAGATACCATTTCTTCTAAATTCATTTACAGGTAGTGGTTTACCGTAGCGCTTGTTTTCTGCTCCACTAGCATAGTTAGGCATTGGGTCTATCGGAATGATAATGCTACCATCTTCTAATTCTTCTGCACCTGCATTTAGAGTCTTAACCATCTTTTCAGCATAGTCGCCCTTGTAATATCTAGCAATAGTATAAGTCCCATCACCGTTATCAGTAGCAACTGCTACTAAACCATCACTCAACGCTTTGTCGTTATCTCTTAGATATTCTTCTTTCGCCTTGTTTCTGCTCCAACTCATCATATCTCTAGGAGACTCCAATGATACAAAGAAACCAAATGCGCTTTTTACTAGAGAATTAGAACCACTATTATTGTTAGTAGTTGTTCTCTTCATGTTACCTCTCACATAGTTTCTTAGTAGAGAAACAGCAATGTCGCTGTTTACTTCTACACCATTTTCTTCGCAAATCTTGACATACTTATCTACCAATTCTTCGGTAGTAGTAGCCAAGTGCTTTGCTCCTATTTCTATTTCTTTCATTATTTTTTCGTCTATATTCATATTATATTCCTCCTGTTTATATTTGTCCTACCATCCATGATATTATCACTTTAGGGGTCATGGTAGTAGAACGGTATTCTGTTTCCCCTATTATCCTAAGAAGTTTAAACTTCTCTTTGGACTCTAATCCTTCTGCCGCTAAGACAGAATTGTGTAACGCTAGACATATTTCCTTCACACTTCTTCCTCCGTACAATATGTCATGTAATTTATTCAATGTTTCATTTGGTTTTTTATTAAGTATTAAATTTAGTATTGCATCGAACTCTTTTAATGAATCCTGTACTTGTTTTCTTAGTGTAAAGTTAGAGGCTTTTGCCGCTTGAATTTCGGTAATCGCCCTGCGTAAATCACCATCTAAATCATATATAAAGCGAGCCAAATCTTCATCTGCGAAGCCTACGACTTGCTCTTTATCTAGTATGTTTTTAATCACTTCAAGAACTATCTCGTTCTTTAGTGGGTTGAATCTGTAATTAGCACATCTGCTTTGAAGCGGGAAGATAATCCTAGACTTATCATTACAAGTAATGATGAATCTAATATTACTGGCGTATCTTTCCATAATTCTTTTCAAAGCATTTTGAGCATCACTGGTCATACCATCCATTTCATCTAATAGCATTATTCTAAATGGTGCATCACCTAGCGTTCCGCTTTGTGCTACTTGTTTTATTGTAGTCCTAACAGTCTCTAGTCTTCTATCATCACTGGCATTTACTTCAAAGAAGTTATCTTTGAAGGTATCACCTAGCATAGATTTAGCAAGTGCTATTGCCGCACCTGTCTTACCTGTTCCGGCAACACCGTAAGCAAGAACATTAGGCATATTCTTTTCTAATACCCACTGTTCTGCATCTAACACAAAATGTTCTTGTCCTGCAATATCGCTTAATTTACTTGGTCTGTATTTTTCTGTCCATAACATATTTATTCCTCCGTTACTACACCATCTTTCACATTGTAGTTTTTTATTACAACTCCTTGTGGGTTTGGTGGCATTGGTAAATTCTTATACACTTCTCTTACTACCTCTACTTCTCTTATTATTTCTTTACTAGCAAGACTATCCTTCCATTGTAAGAATTTTACTTGAGGGTAGTAAAGAATAAGATAGGTGATAGGTATTGCTATGGTTAGTATTAGACCTGCTATCCAAAATACATCTCTATTGTAGGTCTTCCAACAAGAGTATTCATCCCTAGATGAACTATAATAACAACTTTGCATGTCTACGGAACTTACCATCCCATCCATCCACAATAGCATTAACCATATTGTTCCAACTGCCGTTAGGTATATTGATACCATTCTTTGATTTCTAAAGTCTCTTTCCATCATATCCTCTCCAACTTGGATTCTATTTGTTCTATCTTGTTGGTAACATCAAAGATTGTTTTAGACAATTCCATATCTATATGATGGGGTTTGTAAATATCAACCCAATCTAAGTTATCGTAAATCATTTCTATATCCTCTAGTGCCTCTAGTAATTCTTTGTAGGCTGTTAAATTGCTTTCTATTTCTTTTATCTTTTCCGACGCTTTCATTATCTATTCCTCCATATTGTTTGTTTTGCTTGATTACAGAATCCAACCTTAGCATAGTGTATTCTAAGTATCATTTGTAATTGATGAGTTGTAGGCATGCCTTTCTTTGAAGGCATACCCTTGTTTGTTTTTGCACTATACAACTTATCTTTGATTTCTCCGGTTGTCATTTCCTTATCGTTTAACATTTTTGTTATTCTTGTTTTAACTAATTTATTTTTGCTCATTCTGTCTCCTCCATGTTCTAAGCAACATACCGAACTCGGTATTTGTCATTTCATATTTAACTCGCTTAAACGCAAGCCCCTCTAAATTGACTTCTTTTAGCCAATCACTATTTACAGGGTGTCCATGAACTACTGCATATATTTCTTTATTGCTTAAGTTAGGATTTTTTTCCATAACTTTCTCTACTCTTTGTTTCATCATTTTCTTTGGCATTTTTATTTCTCCATATTATACAACTTGTTTCTTTATCATAACCAACCTCATCAAAATAACTACTCAATATGTTAGTTAATTGTCTAAAGGTTAGGTCGCTTCTTTGAGAGGATTGTTGTAACATCCTATCATATATTTCGTTAGTAGTTAGTTCGTCGTCTGCTACTATTCTTATCAGTTTGTTGATTGCTCTTTTTTTACCTGCACGAATCTTCATCAAAAATCACCTAATGTAGTTTGCTTAACCTTAGTTACAGGTTTCGCTTTACGAACCCGCTTCTCGCCTAAACCTAAAAGGCGACACTCACTATTATTTAGTTTACTTTTAGCAAACTTCACAAACTCTTCATCCTTAGTTAATTGTTTGAAAATC